TTATAATATTATATTCTAGATTATATATCTAGTATATATAATATATTAATATATATAATATATGGATAAAAATGGAAATAAAATAGCTATGGGATTAGATGTTTCAACATCAACCATAGGTGTGTGTATTGTACTTGATGATGGTTCTGATTATGGAAAAATTTTAGAATTAACTCATATTAGTCCTAAAATTCCAAGTAAAATTAAAGGAATTGAATCATTATTTATCAAGAAAAAGATTTTTGAAGAATTTATTGTAAAATTCAAAGATTTTGGTATTGATGAAATTGTTATAGAAGAACCTCTATTGAGAAGTAATAACGTTAATACTGTCGGTACACTGTTACGCTTCAATGGAATGATTTCAGACTGTGTATACAACATCTTGGGTATAGTCCCACACTATATTTCTTCTTATGATGCAAGAAAGTATTCTTTCCCAACGCTTATGAGTATTAGAAAGTATGGAAAGGATGAAAAGCAATATGATTATAAAAAAATTAAAAAAGAAATTCAACAGTGTAAGATGGTTCTTTTTGGTGATTATCCATGGACTATTGATAAGAAAACTGTTATTCAAGGCAATGTATCTGAACTTTTCCCAGATGTACCTTGGATTTATAATAAAAAGGGAGAATTAAAGAAAGAAAACTTTGATGCATCTGATGCTTACGTAGCTTGTCTTGGTTATTTAAATAAAGAAAAATACGGAGAATTGGATATGAGGGTTGAAAATATTGAAGAAATTGATAAGGGCATTAAATATGATGTAGTCTATTGGAATAAACGTTTATCAAGAATTACATATTGTGATAAAAAATAAAAGAGAACATAAAATGTTCTCTTTTTTGTTAATAGTGATATATCTCTTTTTTTAATTCATCGTTATATTCATCTGTTTTCAAGAATTGTTTAACAGATTCTTTGTCTTTATTATTTTCAAAATTTGCTTTATTATTATAATCTTTATCGCCTGCTATCGCACTATTGATTTTAGTAATATCATAATAAGCACCTACAGCGTAATGACCGTTAGCACCATATGCTACTGCTTCTTCATCAATATTTTGTACCATAGCACGATATAAATCATTTTCTTTGTATACCCTCTTACGCATAATGTTTTTTTAATTTAACAATAAATAGTATTTCAAATTTGTTTATTCAACTAAAATATTGTATTTTTGCGCCAAAAAAATATATGCTACCAGAATTATACGATATATATCATATTCTTTCATCTTTCCTCGGAGAGTGTAAAAACGGATTCGACGGAGATAATATGCAATTACAATTCCCTTGCCCTCGCTGTATAGAACGAGATGGTAATGGCGAGATTGCAAAACATAATTTAGAGGTAAATCTTCAAAAACAAGTCTTTCAATGTTGGAAGTGTGCTTCTCAGGATGAAGATATGAAAGGTTCTATCGTAAAGCTTATAAAGTTGTATGGAAACGAAGTTATCTTAAAAGATTATAAGTGTGCTATCAATTCTCTTAGAGAGAGCCGTATGTATCGCTTGAACTATAATGAGGATGATTTCAATATTAAGGATAAATCAGATGAAAATAAAGAATTATCATTACCATCAACATTTCGTCCTCTAATAAAAGATAAGTGGTATCCTCCTACAGTTATTGAATATCTTTCAAAAAGAAATATTAAATGGGATATAATTGAAAAATATCATATCGGGTTTAGTCAATATGAAAAAGATAATTGGCGTATGAGTAATCGAATCATTATACCCTCTTATGATAAGTATGGAGAATTGAATTACTGGACAGGACGTGATTATACAAATAAGCCTAATAAGCAAAAATATTATAATCCTAAAGTAGATAGAAAGAGTATTATATTCAATGAGGAACTTATTCAATGGGATGCTGATATAACGCTTGTTGAAGGTCCTTTTGACCATATAGTAGTTCCAAATTCTATTCCTTTACTTGGAAAGGCATTAAATGAAAACTTTGATTTGTACTGGGAGATAATCAAACACGCTAAAGGTAATATTAATATATTCCTTGATGGAGATGCATTTGAGACAGTTCAAAAACTTTACTCTACTCTTAATCACGGGCGATTATACAATAAAATACGCTATATTCCAACTCAAGGTATTTATGACCCCTCTTTAATATATCAGTTAGGCGGAGAGAAAGCAATCATACAATACTTAAGAGCAGCTACCAAATTACGAGAGAATATATAACAGAAAAAATGAGGACAAAACGCCCTCATTTTTTTTACACTATTTGAATTGTTATTTTCTCACCTTTAGAACTTGCTTTCTTAAGTATCGGGTAAAGTTTCTCAAATGCTTTTTTGCTTTCTATCACTTTACCAACAACTTTATTATAGCCAACTATAATACAACCATATGAATCATTCTCATCATTACCTGTGTGTATTAAAACACCATCAAACCCAGGTACATTTAATAGACGTGGTACTTTACCGTCACACAATGCTTTAAAATATGGTTTCTGACCGAATTTAGTGCTAACTACATTAAGTGTTACATCATAAGTACCTGACGGTATAGCTGTCTGTCCATAAACTTTCTTTTTCTTAATTTCGCTTAATGGTGTATTCTGTGTTAAACCTCTATCTTTATCTTCTATTGTGTCACATACATAAACATCATCTACATACAATTTTCCTATTGTATACTTTTCTTTTTTACCTACTCTTTTTACTAAAATCTTCATTGTATTTTTTATAATAAATACTAAAATACTTGTTTAATAAATATTTTTTTTGTATTTTTGCCAAAATTAAAAACGTATATAGTATGATTAAATGTGTTATTCACACTGCAGATATTCACATACGTAACGTGATGCGTCATGAAGAATATTCTGAACAACTTATGAGATTCATTGAGAAAAGTAAAGAAATCGCTTCTAATTACAATAAAGATGAAGTTAGAATTGTAATAGCTGGTGATTTGGTACATCAGAAAAATAACATCAGTAATGAGTTATTTAGTTTTACAAGTACATTTATTAGGGCACTTGAAGAAATTGCTAAAGTTATTGTTATAAGCGGTAATCACGACTTAGTTGTTAATAACATTAATAGAGAAGACACTATGTCCGCTTTGTTTACCACTGCATGCTTTCAGAATACTATTTTTCTTGATAGAGAATTAGATTATTGTAGTGGAGTATATAAAGATGATAATATCTTATGGGCATTATATTCTATATATTCTGATTATTCAAAACCTGAGATACCTAAAGATGTGAAAGGTTTAAAGGTTATAGGTTTATACCACGGAACTGTAGTTGGTAGTCAAACTAATAGTGGTAGAATTATGGAAATTGGAAACGATGGCGATATCTTCTCTACATGTGATGCTGTAATGGCTGGACACATCCACATGAGACAAGTTCTAAAGAGAAAGAATACTGAAATTGTATACCCTGGTTCATTAATACAACAGGACTACGGAGAAACAATTAGTAAGCATGGTTTTGCGGTATGGGACATAGAGAAAATGACACATAAGTTTGTTAATGTTGATACTGATTATGGTTTCTATAAAATAGAAATTAATAATATACAAGATTTGGATGAAGACAAAGAAACACTGGTTAACCAATAACCAGTGTTTCTTTATTTATGTTATTATCACTAAACACCACTTCAAGAATAGTTCCTGCAGGAATCATCTGTTCCATATATGGAATTACGGCTTCTTTTAGATATTTAATTTCACATAGTCCTTCTCTTGTATACCAATCACTATGTAAATGGAAGCGAATTAAAAGACGTTTGTTATTAACAATCTGATTAGTTACACTATCTCCATCAAAACCAATAGATGAAATAGAAGTTACTTTTTTACTCTTATATGTTTCATCAATAGTTCCTCTTTCTCCGTTTAATATTTGATTAAGAGCGTATGATTCAATAAGATTCGTACCATGACGTTTAACGTTATTTTTAATAACATTCTGGTCATCTGTATATATGTGATAATGTCCATCAGGTGATAAGTAATTACCGAAGTAATGTATCTTTTTGTCGGCAAATAAATACTTATCGTAATTCACTACGCTATCGTTACTATCAACGAGTCCTGTAAAGCCGATAGGATAAACATTAGTTGCAATATCATTCAAACCATCACGATAACATCTATCATCAAATAAATTGTTTTCATAAGCATATTTAAATAAATTCTTGAAATATTTAAAATACTCATGTCCACAATCATATTTCATATTACCACAATGAGGATTATTACCTTTAAAATAATCTGTTATTGCATTAAGTACAAAATATTCAGCATCACCAGTTGTTAATCTTCTCCAACCAGAAGACCATGCTTGATTTGTTTTGTCATATGCTGTTATTGTTCTTGAATTTTCTGGTAAATCTAATTTGAAATAGTTTGTTAACTTATTATTCGCTTCTATATTATCTTGTAATAGAGAGAATGTTACAACGTTATTCACGTTTCCTTGTAACAAAATAAACTCATCTTTGTTTTTATCTGAAGTATTAATATAACATTTAATAGTTTCTCCATCCTGCATATCATATAGATTATATGAAATTTGCTGTAGTTTTGAGTTATAAGTTACAACATAATCTCTTATAGTGTTATCACCTACTTTTATTGTACCTTGATTAACAGTGAACAAAACATAGTGATATTCATCTTCTTTTATTTTTTCACTATATACTTCATTTACATAACCATTTATGATAGCATAATTTCCACTAATATTCTTAACGTAATATACATCACCGCTTTCAAGTTTATCTTGATGGATGTTTACAAGTTCTTGTATACTATCAACAGATTTAATAGTTCTCAGTGTTTCATAATATACTTTTAAGTCCTCTGTGTTATTGGAATATATATTATCATCTTTATCCATTAAGAAACTAAATGGTTCAGAATTAAAACTTTCTATACGGCTGCTTAACCAACCACCATTCATTTGGAAGTAAAAATCTCCATCCATAGGTTCATTTTTACTAAAATATGGATAAAGTTTTCTTTTTAGTACTGGTTTCCCATCAGAATTAATATATGCTTCTTTGATTTTAGATGTCACACCACCGCCACGTTTAAGGTAAGTCTTTGTACCATTTTCTTCTTCTACATCCAAATAACTAACAGGTAGACCTTGGTAAGATACATAATCAGAAATACCTGTGGAATGTGTATTAGTAGTATATTGATTATAATCTATGATTTTAGTAGAATTATACCAATCTATTTTATACATTTTGTTTACATCATCCCACTCTTCTTCTATAGGGTGAGCAAACGAAGTATATTCTTCCATTTCATAGTCATATGGAACTAAACCATTCATTCTTTCACGTCCTGTTTTTCCACTACAACGTTCTCCATTTTCAAATAAGAGAGTTTTATCGTACCAGTTCTTACTTCTTAATCCAAATAGGCTTAATAACATTTCAACACCTTGAACCGTACCCTTATGCCTTAAGATATGTTTAGAATTTATTTTCAAACGACGCATGAACTCGTTATTAAGTTCATCCATTGAGTATTTTCTATCATCTCTATAATCTCTAATAAAAGCATCTCTATGGATATTATTAGGATTCTTACAATCTCTTACCCAACCATCTTTTGTACACAACAATGCATATCCATTCTTAGTAGAATTTTTATAACTACCATAAGCGTTTACTAAAAGTTCTTCATCATGACTAAAAACTCTTTCCATAGGAACATTGTTATTAGAATGATTAAACTTTTCAGCTGATTCGTTATTAGTAGTTGATGGTAATAAAGTCTTTTTACCATTCTTTATTTCGTATTCTGACAGCTTAAATGGCTTTATACTATTAACATCCCACCCGTCCAATTCTAACACGTCAGAGAGGAAATAATCGGGTATATTTGAAATCTGGTCATAGGTTACAGAATTTATATTATGTATAGAATCAATATATGATTTTATTTCATCGAACTCTCTTGATATAATTCTGAGAACTTTAGATAATTTATCACCATTTCTATTTTCGTTATCTTCTGTATCTGAAGAACGTGACCAGTCAAAGTTCTTAATTGCTTCGTGAGTCATTGAACGGTATAAGTTATCACAAAAACGCTCGTCATAGAATGCAGCAATATCGGCTAAACGAGATGTATAATCATCATATAAGGATGTCATACCAATGATGTTATACCCACCGTAAGTCGTTGGAAAAGTAAATGATTCTATCTCAGTATAATATCCAAAGTCATTTTCTTTAATTATCTGAAAAGAAGCTGTATACTTTGGTGTACTATTAGGATTTATGAGAATTTTCTCAAAAGAATCACATTCGTTATAGAACTTGTTAAACCACTTTTTCTTTGGACGTATATGATAATCATTTTCTGCCATTAATAAAAAGTTTTCTTTATCAAGCATATAGTAAATTTCATCGTTATTTCCTAAATATACTTGTACGGTTAACTTAATACCACCTTCAAATGTTATAACAACATCTCCTAATTTATCACCAGGACATGCACCTACTATTGACTCTTCAGTAATTTCACTTACTACAGAATCAATTTCTTTTGTAGAATTGTAATCACCTATTACTAATTCGTAATTAGAAGCACCACCATTACAAAAATATTTCAGAGGATTTTGTAACTCATCATTACTAACATATGTAGAATGTATATTAATATTGAAAGGGTTGTCAAGTAAGAACAATCCTTCTCCTTCATACAACGGTGTTGCACCAATTATTTCTTTATATTCACAATTTGCATCAATAACTTCTTTAGAATTTGGTTCACCATTATCATCGTAATCATACTCAGTTAATCTTGTCTTGCTGAATGAATTTGTATGATAAGTTTTATTATACTCTGGACTTTTAGGGTCGGTATCAAGTATTTCCAAATCGTATTCAACTTGATTGTTATAATTAACAGCAACTTTTTCACCTATTTTAAGTTGTAAAGGAGAACCGTCATTCTGTACATTTTCGTCATGATAATTCACTTTAATACCTACAATAGGTGCTTCATCGTTAGTATATCCTTTTCTACTTGGTGCAAATAACTCACCAGGAAAACGTTTTAATATGTCAATTAATGATGTGCGTATCAATTCTGAACAAGAACCATAATAAGCAAATTCTCTTAAATCATAGAAATCTTGTTTTAAAACTATAGTATTCTCTGGAGAAGACTCTACATGAGGATTATTAACTATCTTATTAAGATTATTTAATGTCCATATTTCTCCATCTGAATTACTAACCCATTTGCCATTTTCTACAGTACGTGTAGTTGTGTTGTCATCATTAACAGTAATAATAAAGTTACCACTCTTATAAATGGGTGTTTGACCTTTGGCGAATTGATTTAATCCGCCTATAGTTGTTATATCTCTTTCATTCACGACACCATCATTTACCAATTGGTGCCGTGTTTTCAAAACGTAATTAGAATGACTCTTTATGTAACCCATTTTAAGATATTTTATCGTTTATTGTTTGAGTGAAATCAATATTATTTTCTCTTTTATGTTTAACTTCGTAAACTGGTTTACCTGTATATTGGTCTTTAAGAGTGAAATGTTCTGCTTGATGATATATCTCGTTATTTTGATTAAATGTTGATACAAGACCATTATCAAGGTCTCTTAACTGAGAGTTTTCTATCATCATTGATATTGTATCCATATCATGTTCAACCATTTCTACCTCTAACGCAATAGGTTCAAAAAACGTATTTACTAATATAATCTCCTGAGTTGGTTTTCCTATAAAAGGAGTTGCATTTGATTTAAAACTTGGTGCACTTGATGGTGATAAAGTTAAAAATACAAGACTTGAACTTTCATTATAACGATAAGAGTAACTTTTATCACTGGAGGTATTAGGAACTTGTACAAGTGGTTCGCATTTATTATTAGACGTGATAATACGATATTCATTGCGTCTCTCGTTTGAGTCATCCATAAATATAACACGGTATCCAACAAGACTATTGTTAGATACTGCTTTTTGACGTATACTTTCGTCAAGTTTAGTAGAATCTAATACTATTCCCCTTACATTAGGAAAGGCAGAAAGAGAACCAACATCTGTAATGATAGCTTTTATTTCTTTTGGTTTAATATAAACTGTATAAAAACCCTTTCTTCCAAACTCGGATAATGGTAAATGTATATTATACATACCCTCAACAACATCATCCTGTTCACCATTATTCACTTCTCTTACAGCTGGTTTTAAAATAGAAGAATCTAACTTAATAAATTTTCTATTTTCAAAATCATCATAAGCACGTGAAGGGTGAAAAGTGTAATAAATATCTACCATATTAGATATTTCATCACTTTTAAATTGCATTGGTATTGTTAAACCATAAGTTCCTATTGCCATTGTATATATTTTAACTATCTATTATATTAAAAAAGCCATTTGAATAATTTTCCAAAGCTTCAAAAGAAGAGACTTCTCCTAATTTAATATGCTTATCAAAAGCATAATTTATTCCTCTATCTATATAAATATTACTTTTTGTACTTTGCGGTGCTGCACTTCCAAAACGATATTCTTCTCTAAAAAGAGGTAGAACGACAGCATCATTATAAGTGTCCATATCTACGTATGTCATCACTCGTCCCATTCTCGCATTTGGTAATGAAAAATGTGCTTTTGGACTTGACCATTCTCTACCATATAAATCAGACTTATTAAGTTCCTCTTTACGTACTATGTCATAATACCATACTAAAATCTTAGTTGTCGTAGATGTATTGAAAAACTCTTGCTTCTTGACAAATTCTACAGTTTCTTTAAATGTTACTCCATCTGAATAATTTTCTGGTATCACATACGTTCCATTATCTATCATTAATGTTGCATTTATATGATATGTTATATCACACATGATATGTTTGTCATCATTTAACTCTCCGACTTCTTCCAATACTTTGTTTATAGCATTTATACTTTGCTTGTCGGTGTATTTATCACTTATTATTTTACCTTCTTTGTTAGTACAATAAAATGCCATATTGGATATTAAGTTACCATTAAACATCTTATCGGCAAATTCATATTTCTCACCTTTAAGAACTGTCATATTTGTTACACTATTGATATTGTAATATGGTGTTAACACTGTTCCTTCTACAGGTTGTGCATAAAGTGGGTTTGTTCCATTATTATCATTAATCTCCTCACCATTACTCCATTTAGTTTCCTTTAGTGGATTCAAACCATGCATTTCATTTCCTATATCATCATAGTATAATACAGACGGTTTCAATAAGTCTATTTTAGAATCGGTATAACCCGTAATATAGCCAGCATCTTCTAACTCATATGTATGAACAATATTCAAACCATTCTCCAAAATTAAAATGTCTTTACATGATATTTTGTCTTTTATCAATTCTTTAGATTCTTGAATATTCTGGGTAAACCCATTATCAATATCTCCATTTAAACCATTTTGAATGGTGTATATTTTTTTATCCTTAACAAATAAATTTATGTCATTCAAAGTAGCATGTGCGTCAAATAAAGGGTATGTATATGATATGTTAGCATCTTTGACTTTAACTTCATTATTATCAACAATAATATATTCTCCATTATAGTTAATAAGTTTACCCTCATTTATTGTATTACCACTAATTTCTCCATTTTTAGCGAAAGAATCTGACCCACCTATTTTGATGTATTCAGTACCAGTTCCTCTATATTTTTCAACTAAGAAAACTTTATTTCTTATTAATGAATTATTTGTAGTTTCCATCTTTACATATCTTGATGAAAAAACTGGATAAATAATATTATTAATACAAACGCACTCCTTTGATGAATAAGGTACAAATTCTGTATTTAGGCGGTCTGCTAATAATTTTGTTTCATCTATTTTTGTTGAGGTTATTTTCTTATATTCCCCTTTATAGTCTTTTATAAGATAAGTGTTTTCAAAATGGAAATCTTTACTATTAGCTTCTATATAATAATCTGTATAATTAATCCATTGTATATCATTATTTGCCGTTATATAATTGTTGCTTTTTTCATCCCATAAATTAACATTATCATTACCCCATACACGTTCTAAATATTTTTCATCAAATTTAAAACCATATAGTGCATTTTTTCCTTTCTTTTCCCTTGCTGTGTTTTGTGTATATTCTTTAATCTTATTATTTGGATTAAGTATATAAGGTATACCATCACGTATGACAACTGTACCATGTTTTGTGTCGTTCTGTGTATTTCTATAATCTACTCCAGCAACCCAATCATTAGAAAAAATAGACATTTCTCCCATATTTTCAATACTTTGTAGTATTGGAATTGAATGTATTGAAATAGGCGAAAGATTAGGGTATAATTCATACAACTGTGCTAACTTTTCAGCTTTATCATTTGCTATATTTACCCACTCCTGAAGAAGTGTAGCTACATTATTACCACCTCTCTTAAAATACTCTTCGCATTCGCAACAGTTTGAACTATCCGCACATTCTTCATGTGAAGTATAATCACCATATAATCTTCTTTTTGATGAAAACCATTGATTCCACTTGATAGCATCACCAAACCAAAGAAATGATGTATTCCAAAAATCTTTAAATTCAGTTGGGATATAGAATTGAAGAAAGAAGTTTTCTTTTAAATATTTAAAAAGTCCGTCATCTACAGCTACTTTTGATATATTCAATTCTTCTGTGTTATAACCATGTATTAAATTATTATCTTTAAGAACTACTTTTCCAGCATGGCTAACGAAGAATTTATCCATTTCTTCATATGTACTCCTTTTATTACCATAAAGTAATTTATCAGAATACTTTCCGCTAACCTCTGAATCGTAATATTCTACAGCTGACTTATAAGCATGACCACATGAACCATGATTATTCAATAAGTCATAATATTTAGTAAAGAAGAAAAACCAATCATCTAAACGACGATAAGAAACCATACAATCAAATTTGAAAGTTATATTATTTTCTGTTACACTTACATCTGGATTTTTCTTGAAAAAGTCAGCTAAACTAACATTCATAGGTATCATACCATAATTGTTAGATTTCTGATAATTTCTTGCAGCAATAGCATCTTTAGTGAATACATGATATATGCCGTTTTTATCAAATGCAGGTATTATACCAGGTATTCGTGATGTAAATGTTTCCAAAGAAACGGTTGTATGTAATTTTTTCATTGTTTCTAATCCTCGTTCTTAATTTTCATTTCAAAAAGATTAAACTGTAATTTGTCACCTTTACTTTTAATCACTTCTGGAGATATATAATTAGTATCTACATAATAAGAATAACGTTTATTTATATTATCGTAAACTGCGGTTAATGGAATGTATGTTTGTTTATAAACATCCTTTAAAGATACACCACTCTTTAGTTCATTCAAATCATTTTCATTGTTTAACCGTAATACATGACCATCCAAAGATGTTGGAATATTAAAAGTCAGGGTTTTACCTAATCCTGCATGATTAAACTCTACTTTCATAAATATCTTCTCTGGATGTAATGATGTAGCATAATCTCTAAACATGTAGATATAGAAACCTTCAGATGAATTATCGTTCTCATGCTTATTGTACACCGAGAAACGAGAACTCAATCTTCCCTCATCGTCCCATTTATACGTAAGTTTATCTTTATTTTCGCTATAGCAAACCTCAGTTTTAACACTAATATTATTAGTAAAGCTATTTACGTCTTTATCAACATTATCATACATGATATCTTTACTAAATTTTGTCATATTATTCATGTACTTTTTAAATGTCTTACTTTCATCAAAGAAAATTGTAGATGTAGCCAGTAAATTTTGTGTTAATGGATTAATACTATCGTAAAAAGATAATCTTAGAAAACTTTTCGCTAATTTATCTTTCTGATAATACACATCATTATTTGTAAAATACATAAGGCCTAACAAGTCAGATGATTCTTGTAACTTCTCTCCATCTGATTCTAATAAATGTTTATATGGTTCGTAATCCGTTATAAACCAATTAGAATTTTCATGGTTTATAGAACTTTCTCCTTCATCTTCGATTATCTTCCAACTTTCTTCATCTCGTGTTCTGAAATGTAAATTAAATTCCATTGTACGAACACTTTTAAACATCTGAAATCCATTCTTATCTAATTGAATATTACCATTCTCCCCTATTAATGGATATACGGGGTAATATACCTCTTTTTCCATATCAACAATATTAGTGATGACATTTCTTCTTTCACTCGTGAAGAATTGTTTTTCACTAATATCATCGTGTAGTGGATTACCACCATTAGTATATGTTAATGGTAAAGTTAGTCTACAAAAAGAACTATGTCCAAAGATACTGAGTTTTTCGTTTAAATTATAATAATCTTGGGAAGTGTTAATAATGTCATTAATATTAGAAGCAACCCATGGAAGTTCTACTGTTATCTTTCTGTCACCAAAAATTTTACTTTCTGTTTCAATTAAATAAGTATGTTTATTTTCTATAAGTAAGTGATTAAGATAATTGATTATCGTATTGTATTCTTCTTTAGAAAATACATCTTTATCTAAATCAGGTATACAGACCAATGCCGAAGAACCAGCTTTGTCTATAACCCTCATTCTTATTCTTCCTCTACCATTCATTTTAATGGTAGTTCTCTGACCAGTTTTATCAATCACATATCTTTCATTACCTATTACGACTCCATCATAGTGTTTTATATTATATGATATATTACTATATTCTCGTCCGTTTGGTATATTATGTAAACGTTTAAACGTAGTACCATTATCAGCTATTTCTCCCTCTAATTTAACATCGTATACATCTACATATGCAATACTCCCGTCTTCATATCCGTTGGGATAATAGATATTAAATTCCTCACCATTGATAATGGCAGTATCACAACATCTATTATCTATCCAATATTTTTCATTCTCATATAACACATATCTTTTTCCAGATGTAGATGTGAATAAAGGTAAATCAAACTCTCTATCAGACGAAAATGATAAGAAAAAAGTATCATTTATATTTAAACGATGTCTATCATTATAAACATACACTATTACTTGTTCTGTATTGTGTGAATTTATTAACTGTTCATGAAATGGATAAACGGTTCCGTCTAATTCTATGAAAATATCTCTTGCACGTAATTTATCAATATCAGTATTAGTTGCCGTATCTCCAGTAAGAGGAATCCTACTATTATTAGAATCAGTATAATTTACCATAAAAGCATCCGCCCAAGTTTTGATAAATGTTTTCTGCCCATTATTATCCATGCGCATTAGATTAACATAACATCCTATTTTGCTTGTACCATTATCGTCTATTTTAGTAATATAGTATTTGTTATTTTCATATGCGCAAAATAATGAATATTCACCACCAGTTATAGTTTCAACTTGTAAAAATTGATTCTCTGGACGTTCTATTCTAAATTTTTTAACTTTAAAAAAATCTTCTTTTTTGAAAAAATGTACACTTACATCTGAAAAATACCCCGTATCATCACCTTTAACAACATAGCTATTTTTATCACTATCTGTTTCAATAAGATATTTTACGCCATTATACTCTATTGTTCCATCTTCAATCCAGAATGGTACTTTTATATTTACAGTAGTATCATTAGTTAAGTAAAGTTTATAATTTTCTATATATTTATAGGGGTTTAGTTCACTTTCTTCATCAACAACTATATCGTTATAATAAGGTAATACTATATATTTACCATTATCGTCTTGTTGAACGTAACAAAAATCATTATTATAATAAACATACTGTATGTTGATGTTATCTTTATTATAAGTTTCTACTTTAAAAGTAGTATCGACAAAACATAATCCTTGCCGTGTATGTTCACTCCACTTGATATTACACTCTGAAGTTTCGTAAGAGTTTTTTAATATAACAGTATTAGTACTACCGACGGTTATATTAGAGTCGGTAGTACCAGTTATATAAGTTAAGTCATGAGATACAAAAAGTTCTTTAAAGGGTATTTTGGTTAATGTATCTCCCTTTCCTAAACGACAAGAATATTTTAACATACAATATCTTCAGCTTTTACATAATTATTTTTATCTTCATCAGAAATAACTGAACCTGCTGGGTCATAAGGTGCTTGAGAAGCCCACATACCAAAGCTATCGAATGGGTCTTGCCTTCTCAATTTTAAATTGATTGATGTGTTAATATAAATAGCACCATTTGTAAATGGATTAATATTATTACTATTTTTATTATCAAAACCATCTTGAATAATATCTCTCCATCTAATAGCACATGAACCGTCTTTTGCTATAGTATAATAGCTTGGTATTAATAGATTGCTCACGTTGAATAAACGATATCTCAACTTGAGGTGAGAATCACCAGCAGTTATTATTGGTATTTCATTATTAACAACCTTAATTTGTTTTCCATTATCTTCCTTATAAAATATACATGAAAAAATATAATTATCCATGATTTTTTTAACAACACCTCTATAAACAACTCTCTTGTCTACATCATACATAACAATGCTGTCACCTTGTTTTAATCTATGTTCCTGCAATGTTTTAAAAGTACATTCATCATTGTTTGTAACAAGTGTACGTATTCTTAGTATTTCAGGATGTAGTTCTTGTAGATTCCCGAAACTTCTAAGTTTTATTTCATAATGAGGTTTATAGAAATATCCTTCTTTTTTTTGACAAGCTTCATTTTTACTCTTAGTATCTATGCTAAAAGAGTTAGGATAACCACCTTCGTTACTCTTATCTTCTAAGTCATAATCATCACTTACAATTTCGTCATAGAAATACTTATTAAAATATGGATAAGCTTTGTCACGTTTATATACAAGTTCTCGTTGTGCTGTGTTAAAACGGAAAAGTGCATCGTCTACAATAGACTCTGTACAAGAATGATTGTCGTAACACACAAAATCACCATAAAAATGAATATCATTCTTAACATCTATTTCATCCTCCTCTGCTATTGAAACTGCACCTGCACCTCTTTTATTGATATTTTTGATTGGTAAACCTGTTTTATTATCTATATTGTTTACATTCGTAATACTTGTGTAGTTAAAATTAATAGCTTCTTCACTTTTATGAAATTGAGCCGATAATTTGCCAAAACAATGAGAATACTCAATACTATCGTGAAGGATATTTAATTCATTCTCATACGCACCATACCAATACTTATACCCACTATTATTCTTTAATATTGTAAGGTAAATAGAAGTTAAAGGTCTTCCAAGATTATCTTTTAAACCATTAATATCAATGTCGTCTGTATACACAATCTCTCCTATTTGGTCTGAATAAATATTTTTAGCAAATGCTAACTTAGAACAATGATTTTCAAAATCATATTGAGGCTTTTGGTACTCTTTAATAAGTCTACCATCATCTTTATATATATCTTCTTCTGAAGCGGACGTTTCTGCAAACCTAAAGTTAGGTATACGTGAAAAAATTCTTACATAATAATCACATTCTACACCATAGTTTACTTTTTTAAATGATATGTTTAGAGAACTATCATCTAAGTTAACACGTTTATTAACTATTCTATATTCTTTTCCATCTAATATTCTACTTACAATATTTCCGTGATGAGTTATCTTGTATTTAGTTCTATCTAAATCATTAATCTGTACCCACTCTTTTCCAATCAGCGTGTTATTATTCTCAGTAATGAAGATGAAACTATCAAATACTTTCTTAACTTCCACCGAATGGATAATTAACTCATCTCCATTATAGATATTTACTCTGTCACCTTCCGATAAACCATGTTTCGCTGAACTATAGAAATTAATTTGTCCAGAACCATTGTCAGATTTGGTATTTTCATCGAATAGGACAATCTTGATTGCTCCCTTGCAATACCCATCAATCTTCTTTCCTTGTCCTAAGAAATCTATACCTTCTATTGTAGAACTACTTGGATAAGTTAAACAATATTCCCAATTCTTCTCGATACGGTTCTTATAAGGATTAAATTTTGGAACAAAGTTGTATAGGTCACGTCCTGGATACATATCAATAAAATCACCTGCATTATAATTTATCAATGTTCTATTAATATTCAACCCATTACATTTATCGTTATTCTCACAAAAGGTATTAATCTTAGTTCCGTTATTAAACCCAAACCATCCGTTGTAAGTTTTTCTTAATTTTGTTTCAAGTGTTGTTTCATAAGAAGATATATCATCATATGTATACACGTGAAGTTTTTTCCTTTTTCTACCACCAGCAATATTAGCTGAAACAGGATACATAATATCATCAATTATTTCTTCTCCGCTCCACATTCTCATCGTGTCAGATATCGTATTGAAATTAGGTTGTGGTTTTTTATCCTTAGAATCTATCTGACATATTGTTTTAAATGTTTTACTTCTTAATAAATGATTATTAAAAATATCCTTTCCGCAATGATAAGTTAAGTAGCCAGACAATTGTGTATCTCTGATTGCTTCTAATGTGGTTTTATCTCCTTTGTCATCATACCAGCTTGATAAGTTTGTACTTTTATATAAAACGTTATCAATTTTTCTCTTACCTAAATTACCTTCATCCCCATAGTTCAAAAGATATACGTCATCACTGCCCTCATTTCCTACAATTTCCGTCATACTATTATTTAAGACATTGGTACATAACGTATTGACCTGAAAAGTGAGTCTATAACGTTGACAAGAGCTGCGTTCGTCTTGATAAAGTTGTAAAGTATCCAACACACCAGTCATTTCACTTGGTGGCAAGAGTTTTCTCCTACCACCAATGAAAATATCTGAACCTACGCTTTTATTAACGCTTTCTTTACTTCTAAATTTTTCTAAAAATGCTTGCATAATTCTCCTAACTTATTTGGTTAGTATAAATCTTATAAACAAAACCATTTGGAGTGGTCATGTAAATAAAGAATGGTTTACCCTTAGCGATTTTTTTAACATCCTTAGTCATTCTAAGCGTTAATACAACATCGCCAGAATTAGATTTACTATATTCGTATTCTAAATTTATATAATCAGACAATATTGCCGTTGGTACAAGTATATTATTTCCATTAACAGAATCGCCCTCCGTGCAATAACGAATATCGAATTTTAAACCTTTTTTATACATGAGTGAAAGATTTATTTTGGTACTCAAACGTATTACAAGAGTTTCATCATTTTCAAAGTCAAAAGTTACTTCAAAATCTCTTGTATCAATAGGTTCACTGAACGAATAAACCTCCGCACTTCTTGTTAAATTATTTGTATTTGACTCTATGCAATTAAGAGGTGTTACAATGGTAGACATCTTATTTCCAAAGTCATAATCACACACAAACTGTGCCGATAACAAATCTTTATCAGTTAAAAGAAGACTGGTACCCCCTTCATCACCCTTTAGATACATTTTATGAGTTTGATAAAAGTACATAGTCTTATTATCTTTATCTCTAAATAAAGTTAATACCATTTTCTGTACCTTATGTTTCAATTCATCTAAGCGAGAAATACCTTTGACGAAATTGGGTGCATTCCAACTGTTAATTAAATCAAATTTAGCTGTATCATCGTACAATTCTATCATTTTGTTAAGTCCCTCTTTTGATGTTTTTGCAGCAGCATAAGCACCTTCTTTTACTCCAAAAACAAATGGTATCATTGGGTAAATATCACTTTCAGAATCTGAAGAAGATGAGAAGCTAAGTGTAATTTTTTGGTCTACTACTCCAGCTTTTCCACCACGTCCATCTGGTACTCTAAACAAGAAGCTATAGTCATCTTCATTTGTAGAACCAATAACAGGTGTTACAATGTTAGAGAAATTACCTTTAAAAGTACACTCTTCACCTCTTTTAGTTATTGCGCTTACTATCGGTGTATTGTTATCTTCCGTATCCACTTCTGACTTTATATCATATGAACAACTTGTAAATGATAGATTAATGTCATTTTCTTGAATATTATTTAGAATAAACTCTTTTTTAGATGGATAAGATGTAGGAAAACTTTCATCATTGGTAAAAGTAAAAGTTTCATCATTAGTTTTATCTACTCCATTGATTGACACTTCATAGAATTTACGATTATTATGAATGTTATTAGTATCATCATTTACAGCACCATTCCATTTCAGATTTCCAGTATCTTCATCATAGCTATATTCTAACTTATTATCTTTATCAACGATATTATAATTTTTATCATAATTTAACACTATACCATTATATATTGTACCACATATAAATCCGTCTTGCCAATCTGTAGAGCCATTTATTAATCCATATGAATGATATAGAGATGGGGTTACAAAATAGTATTTATAATCCAATCTTCTATCTATAGTCATATATCTAAAGTATGGCTTTGAAGAATTAGATGAAACAACAGCTAAACCACCATGTACATTATCTACTCTCCATAATTTATCATCTTGAACAATATAATTAGTGTTAACATTTATTACAGGTGAGTTAGGTAGTTGTCCGTTAAATGGATATGACATAGCTGGTATTCTTTGGTAAGAATTAAAAGTCATACTCTTACTACTTTTCTTTATACCTGCATTATTTGTAAACGCAGCTATATAGTTGCCACTATATTCATTACCACCTAATTTAGGGTTTAACTGACCTGTAAATTTATTATTATCTCTATTTTTTGCGCCATCATAATTACTACTAACAATGTTAGGTAAAGACTTAGCAAATACAATAGAGTAAATGTTTCCTAACGCATAATTGTTGATTTGACGGTTATCATTTAAGTCTTCGTCATCTTCATACATAGGAGATAAAGTCCTTACAGTAGTCGGCTTTTTACCACCAACTGTTTCAATTGAAAGAGTTTTTAAACTCTCGTCATTGAAGTAATGAGTATGTAGTAACTTAAACATGTTATTCAACTTATAACTAACCTTATTAAGATTAGTATTTTTTTTCTCACCTGAAATGTTTATGTAATATTCCCATTCTAAATTACTTGAAGGGTATAAATATACAGATGGGTCAAATGAATAAAGCCAACCATTTTTATTATCGTTTGAATTAATAAGAAAACCATCCTTATTCATAGGGAATACACTATTTTCGTAATAGAAATTACTTTTATAACCTGATGTGGCAGTAACTAACTCATGTCTTCCTAAGAGAGTTCTTAATGGCACGTCATTTAATAAAACATCAAAAGTTTCTCCATTTTCAATAGTTATTGATGTCATTGAATATGTATAACCTATATGTCCCTCATCCTCTGTTTCTTGTACATAATCACTGTTACAAGATTGTATTAAACCAATATTATATACATCTGGATAAAACATATTGAAATTAAATTCCAACACGTTATTAATTTTCTCAGATTTATTTACTCCATTCTTATCCACGTAATCAACCGTGTAATCACGTTGTTCAAATGATACATAGGGTTTTTCAGTATTAGATGTTGTTTCGTTATATGAAAGTCCTGCCAGACCACTTCCATTAACAGGTTCTATCGTTAAATAAACAATCTTTTCGATACTTTCATTTTTATTTGTGAAGTGGTTTACCCTTATTTTATAACACATTAAATGTGATTTTTCGTTTACCTTAAATGCTTTTTTAACAACATCGGGAATTTCAATTTCAGTTAACAATTCGATATTACTTTCACTTGTTAAAACATATTCATCTCCATCAATCATTATAGCACTTACTTTTATAGAGCCATTCAATTCGTTACTAATTATATTATTTTTACTACTTTCGTTTATTTTTGCAGCTTCTTCTTGCCTTTTAGAAGTATCTGTAGATGTGGTTTCTGAACTTATGTATCTTCCACCTAATCCCGATGCTTCATAAACTAAGTTAATACCATCATTTGAAAGTCTAACTGATTTAGTAACGGTACGTCCATTAGCATCTGTAATTTTGATTTTATATAAATTATTCTTTATTAGTGAATCTTTAATAAAACCATTTCCTTTCTTTTTATTTGAGAAAATAGGTGTACCGTCATCTTTTACCTCACAACCTATACCTATATACCTATCATTTTGTTCTTCTACAATATCACCGACTAAATTTCCATAATAATCATATACTTCATATGAATAAGGCATAGCAATATTGTTTACATCAATGATAATGTAAGCAAAGTCTTCTGGTTTTGTAGGACAACTACTTAACGATTTGAATTTTACATTACTACTAAATGGGTATTTCTTGTCACTAAAACACTCTGCAAAGAATTGTTTATTAAATTTATCCAATGCAGTACTTCCTGCTTTTACACCAAAGTAAAAGTAGAAAGAATTATTATATAAAGGAAAACTAACATGGGTACTATTTGCTACATAGAAGTGCCATAAAGATGGTTTTTCAGAACCATATCTAAACTCCATGTAGGATTGGTCTGGATTATCATATTCGCCCTGTTTAAACGAATTTCTATTGACAAATCTATCCATTGACGTTTGCATTTTTCCATCAAAGTTTACAGGATATAGATACTTTAATTTGTTGAAATAATATCCTGTATTTGAATCCATTACATAGTTTTCTACATTAGGTACAAATCCTACATGATTTAATGTTGCAAACATTGCTCTGGATTCATAATCATCTATCTCCAATTTTGTAATCATGCCATCAGGTCTAAACTCTCCCCATGTATTCTCGTTTACACCATATTGTACACGATATGACATATCATAAGATACGCCTAATTCAGACATTCTTTCAGCATTAATACAAGATTTTGGAGAAGAAGAAACACTCTGACATTCAAGGTCCATAAAAAGTCCTTTTTTATATTGCACCTCTCCATCTTTTTTAGCACCATAACCCCAATCCATACCAGTTGTTATGTATGAACCAACATCCTCTTCGTCATCGTTATTTATGCTTTTTGTATCATCAATTTTATTTTCAGTTATAGTTGCAATAGGAGGTATATTACTTGTAGTAGACGGAAGATATTTAAATAATTGTGGTATACCGTGTAAATCGTTTTCATTTAAACTTCCAAGTAATATAATATCGGTAGCATATAATCTTACATATTGCAAAGGAGTAGTGATTTCGTTAGGCTTATTCACTCTATCTCTTGGAGTACCAGGAGTGTAATAATATATGTCTAATTTTTCTTTATTTAAAACATTTTTTATAATACCACTGCTTAACCATGCCGTATCACTTTTCTTATGCATACGCATAGAATATACATCTTCAATAGGTTTTAATGTACTTACAGAAACTTTGTCATCATTTTTTGTAGACTGATAAGTTAGTTTACAAGCATTTGACAACTTAAGTCTCTTATAGTATGTAGAACATGAACAAAATTCGTTTTTTGCTCTACTATGAAAGAGTCCAAATAAGAAAGACTTTTTCTTTCTTTTACGCCATCTCCACAAAGGCATATAAAGTGTTCCATTTAACCAATCATTATAGAAATCCATTTTAGCAACTTCATAATCAGTAGCCAAATTTTGCTGTATGATATCTATCATAGTATGATTATCAGACTCTTTCTTACAGTTTGGAATACTATCTGGACATTTAGCTTTATCACAAGCAACGTGTCTACTTTTACCGCAATTACAACCAGGATAATATGCTATATTTCCTTCACCAGCTAAGCCTGCACCAAAAGATATACAGCCCCATGGGAACAACCATGATAAATCAAAAAGTTTAACTTTAATAATTGGTACCCTTACAATGAGAATATAATCAATTAAAGCTACAAGTATTGTATTAATTGCACTAATAATACCAATAAGTATTGCTATAATAGTACATAGTACCATGTATGAAAAGTGTAAATCAAATCTTAGGGTATTAAAAGGTGCTGGATTGTGATTCTTTATTATATTAGTTGCCTTAATACCACTGTAATGTTTAGTGGTGTTACCAGAGGCTGTTTGTATACGTGGTATATAATTTTTCACACTATATACCTTATTCCAATACATATCTCTAAAACAATTATTAGGAGTAGATGAACCGAACTCAAAATAATTATCCAAATCAGTACCATTTTTCACTGTTGGAATAGTATAATCTTTACCCTCTAATATTTCAGGATTATTTGGAACTAAATACTTAGCTGTGTGTCTCGAGAAACCTTCATCACCTGTTTCATGTTTGCTGATTCTGAAACGTACTCTTGTTCTTGTAGGAATACCTTTACTTGGGTTATTTGTTGGAACAATATTACCATATTCATCAGTACCTACATAATCAAGATTCATAGGAATTTGATAACAGAAAACACCATCCGAATCAATCAGACGGTTTCCCTGTATCTGTACTTCTTCCGTGAGACCATCGGTGGTCTTGCGTATCATCTCTATTGTACCTTCTCCAGCAATTAACTGCTCGTTATAACCATTAAAAATATTAGGGGTACATCTATGTTCGATAGAATTATTAGAGTTGTCACTTACAACAGAACCCATGAATACACAAGTTGGTTCAAACTTATAATTAATTTGAACATCTGCACGAGTTATAGCTACTATACCATTATCTTTATCACCCCAGAATGGATGAACAAAAACACTTTTATCTTGAGAAAAAATCTGAGCGAGATTGTCAAGATTTGTACTACTCTTAAACTGAGAAGAGTTATCGAATTGCGTTATATTATAACCTTTATATTCAAAATCTCTTGGCTTTTGTGATAACATACCAATATCCGATAAATCTATATCAACATGAATTTGTTGTGTACCTACTGGCACACCAAATATCATATAATCACCAGCTTGGTTAGTCACCGTAGTATACTTCCAATATTTATCATAAATTTCAAGCTGTATATCATTATCCAAAAGATATGTTTTGTTAGGGAATGTACCAACCACTCTATAACAATCATCATTACCTTCATTTGGTAATATATTATAACGTCTTCCTTCCTTATCTCTTGTTTGATTTGAAGAATAAGGATATATTGAAGCTATTTCGTTATCTTCTCCGTCATCTTTAGGTATAAAGATAGAAACTTTAGCATTTGGAATACCAAAAGCATCATTAGCTAATACACGCCCAACTATAACACCATAGTTAGACGAGTGTATTCTGTATGCGTTCTCTTGTGTCATTGACATGGTCAAGACTTCCATCATCTCGAAGTCTTGCTTCATGTTTACCTGCAATACAGTATCACTATTTATATTTGTTTTAACTCTATACTTCTTCTCCATGCTTAATACCGAGGATTGTTTTTATAAATTTATCAGACATTATAAAGTAAGCAGCACCATTGAAAATAAAGTTGTATATTACTACAATCAAAACGATTGGTATACATACTATACCAATGACTATTGTAAATAACGTCATTAAAAAACGTTTAGTATATCTTATTAACTTATCAAGACTATTTTCATTAGTTGGTACTTCACCAAAAATTTCTTGCATTTTTCTTGCACCCTTACAATTGCACGACATATATTTCCTTCTTTTAAAACATTATTATTTGATTTTTGCTCTTACTTGTATATCAGTAGCAATATCTAAAATTTCATACATTGAATTATAATCTCCATATAAAACCTTATCCGAAGCATTTAAATCTAACTCTTCCGCAAATGAGCCTTCTGCATTCAATTTAAATCCTAATCTATTAGACTGACCACACACTGTTGTTTCAGTATATCGAGGAAGCGGACATTTATCAGAACTATAGACTCCATTGTATATGTTCCAAACTCTTAAGTCTATTAAGTTTATAACCCCATCTAGTTGACTAATAGATTTTTCTAAATCTCCAATAAAAATATCTTCTCCCATATCATGTTTCTCAATATCCATATAATCAGCTATCATATTGATAATTGTTGAAACAACTTCAGATGTATTATAATTTTTATCTACAAATACATCAACTGAAAATCCGACATCATAAATCTTACCGCTTTTAATTTCAATATAATCATTAAGAGATTTATATCCTTCCAAATAATTCATAACATTCTCTACAAGCGTCTGTGGCAATGCTGAATCTAACTTTCTATCAGCATTCATACCAAGGAAACTCATTTCTATCTTATTGTTATTCTCTATAACCATAGACCTGAATGGTGCACCATATTTGGCTGGCATTTCTGATAATCTTGCTTTATAATCTTTTAATGTTACACATCTACCTTGTGCACCACTACTATATTTTACAAGATATTTAATTTCTTGTGCTGACGGTGCATCTTTTCCTGAAACAGCTGTACTAACATTCGTTACGGACAGAGATTGTATAACACCTGCTTTTACCTTACCATCTAATCCGCTAACATTACCAAAATCAAAGTTAACAGTTGTTGCAGCGTTGATAGAACCTGGACCTAAATTAGTTTCAGAACCACCACCTACACGGTACATGATAAACATAGTCCACCCCTCTTTAGGTAGTACACCAAGCATGTCATTATTGATAATTTTAGATGCTTCGTAATCAGCATATGTAGTTTGAAGCGTTGGGACTTCATCGTATTTAATACCAGCACCAAAAATAACTTTCATATAACCATTATCAGTATATTCTGTGATAAATTTCTGCGACAATGGTTTCCATTCTCCACGATAATATCTACTTGTTCTGACTGTACCATTGTAAGTTGTTTCAGTATAATCATCATAAATCTCTGGATTATATCTATCCTGTATAATATCTGTATGACCGCTGTAATTTACTTTAGTACCCCATCTATATTGTTCTGCAAGAGAATCACATTCAAAGAAACGATATGTAGTTGTAGCTTCTTTACTTAAACGATACTCTTCCGCATCAATATAATACTCTGACATTTTAGGATTATCCGTATAATCAGAAGTCTCTTTAAAAATTATAGATTCAACATTCATTACATTTGTTTCGGGTAAAACAAACTCCATAAATGGCTGTAAATCTGAACGTGTAATAACTTTCTTATAAACACGAGTACTACCATTTCTAACTATGGCTTTTTTCTTAATAGTGTAACTTGCAACATTACCATTGGTATCTCTATTAGCTATCATTTTTCTATTAGAAACACCCTTTTTATTAAACTGTTCAGCAAAGTTTACATCCTCTATGATTTCAAAATTATAATTACCAGCAGAAACAATACTTCCCATGGTTAGAATAGGTGCGTAATCCCAATTTGGTTGTGATATATTTTGAGGACTTAATGGAAGAACAACACTAATTTCAACTTCACACATAGATGGTTTTCTACCTGGTATTTTTATACCATTAGTCCTTGCGATGTTTAATAAAGTACTTTTTAGATTTGCACTATTAATATTAGTCTCTTGATACATTCTATCCGTGTGATAAGATAAATCATCACCTACAGCACTCATTAAGTCTATAAACCAAGCACCTACACTTGAATCATTAAAATCATCGGAAACTTCTGGATAATATTTGTTACTAAAATTTATTAGTTCACTTTTGATATCCTCGAAATTTCTTGCTAAATAATTAATTTTCTTTTCCATAAATTATAATTGTACAACCATGCTATCTGTAGTACTCTTATTTCCTACACTTATTTCATAATCTACTCTTACGTAAATTTCTAAGTCGTTTTCTACATTCTTAACAACCTGTATATCGTTTATCTTTACATTGTTTACCCATCTACCAACAGAATCTTTTACTTCGTTCTTAACTGATTCCCATGTAGTTGTATCGTTTGGGTCGAAAATATATTTAATCAAATCTGTACCAAACTCAGGGTTTCTTAAACGTTGACCTTTTGGGGTGAATATAACATGCATTAATTGGCTTTTTACCTTACCCTTTAATGAATTGTTTAAATCCACATAAAATTTTTGATAATCCTGTGATGTAATAGGATATCGAATACCAAAATACTGTTTCTTCGCCATATTTTTTTTAAACCTTTGATAACTATAATTAGTTGGGTCTTAATTTTTTAAGTAGTAATGCTATTTTTTATAATATAAAAAATAACTTTTTATTTTAACATTTGTATATAATAATAAAAAAAGACACGTAAAATAAATTACGTGCCTTGTGTTTTTCAATAATTTAGATTGCTTTGGTGAAAATCTCCTTTATCGTCTTTTTCCCATATAATTTGATTTTTAGACCCTCTAAAAGACAAAGTTGTATCTCTTTTATCTTCTATATAGCGTCCATCTACCAAAACATCTATATAAGGAAGTATTTCCTTTCTGTAACATTCTTTAATTTCTTTCAGGGTGTAACCTGTGTAACACCATATATCCTTGTCTGGAAACCTCCCTTTCACAGTCTCACACAACTTCAATACCTCTTTAAAGTAGAAGCCTAACGGGTCTCCTCCTGATAAAGTCAGTCCTTTGATATAAGGTTTTGACAGCACCCTGAATATTATCTCTTTGTCTTCATCACTAAATACTCTTCCACTGTCTTTGTTCCAAGTATTTTGATTATGACATCCCACACACTGATGATTACACCCAGAAACCCATAAGGTTACACGGCATCCTAATCCGTTGTTAATATCTGGATAACTTATCCCACTTATATTCATAACTTTAACCTTTTAGATGGTGGTGGCTAATAACCACCACCACATAATTTAAAACTTCTTTATATGTTTAACTCTATCATCTGATTCTTCTTGCTTGCCTGGATTAAATGCTGACTTATAATCACCTGTCAGATATCCAGTTACACGTCTAAGATGTGAGATATGTGTACTACCACAAACAGGACAAACATCGCCTATATCTCCACAATACCCACAATCATCACAAGTATCAATAGGTACATTGATTGCAAAATATGGGATATCATTATCCATTGCATAATTGACAATAGTTTCAAGAGCCTCTATATTATTCTTGGTTGAAGAAGGCAACTCAACATAAGTGATACATCCAGCATTTGAGTAATTAACTAATTGTGCTTCAATGTCAATCTTCTCAAATGGTGTCATCTCTTCCCAAACAGGAACATGTATAGAATTAGTAAAGTAACACTTGTCATGACGCTTGAACTTAATTCTTCTGTTCTCATCGTACATGATATTACCATGTTCATCTTTCTCTGGTAAATTGATGTATGTTACATTCTCAACATCACCGTACATGTCTTTGAATTTCTTCATCGCTGTATAACATAGATTCTCTGCAGGAGTGTAATATACACCAAAGTTAAGTTTATACTTATTCTTGTATTCAGCTGCTCTCTTGTTGAACAGTCCTTCTATCTCCTTTGCAAGAGCCATACCCTCTTCTGAAACATGATTCTTACCTATCAGTATTTGAAGTGTCTCAGCAAGACCTAACTGACCGATAGCCAATGTTCCATGCTTTAATGCTGAACGTATTCCTTCTTCTTCCTTATAACCAAGCATTGTGTTGTTTTCCCACATAAACTTAGCTGAAGCAGGACTTTGTTTACACATCCACTCGAATCTTTCAAGAAGCATATCCTTAGATTCACTTATCTTCTTGTCAAGAAGTTTCATAAAGGCTTTTGTTATATCCTCCTTTGTGTATTCAGTGCCCTTCAGTGATTCCTTAACCTCCATAGCCAATGTTGGCATAATTACAGTAACTGGTGCGAGATTACCACGTCCATCTTTAATCTGAGGATTCTGACCCTCATCGGCATTAATGTCTTTACCATTATATGTGCGACACCCCATCGTGGAAGTATAGGTACGTGGGTCATTCTTATCATAACCTTCATTAACAGACCAGTCAACATTAACATAATTAGGATATATACGCATAGATGTTGATTTGAGTGCCAACTTGTAAAGGTCATAGTTAGGGTCGCCTTCTTTTCTATTAACACCCTTCATGCACTGGAAGATACTACAAGGGAATATAGCTGTCTTATGGAATTTACCTACACCCTTAATAGAACCTTGTAAAAGAGCTTGAATAACTAATCTTCCCTCTGGAAGTGTACAGGTACCATAGTTGATAGATGTAAATGGCAGCTGATTACCGCTTCTACTTTGTAGTGTGTTTAAGTTGTGGTATAGACCCTCTACTGCTTGATTGAGTTCATTAAGTGTGTCAAATAAAGCGCTTTGATAAAGTTTTGCATCTAATTTATCTTTATTATCAAGTGTAAAATCTTCTTCAGATAAACCTGTTTCTTTAAAGAACTCGTTCTTGTAATCTTTAATAAATTTGTCAAGTGAAGTTCTTTCTAAGCCATTTTTATCTTTATAAAATTCTGAAGCAATATTGATTATATCTGAATTATAGAAATTATCACTCTGTTTGATATATGCATTTATATAATGCTTCATGAAGCTCTTTCTAAAGAACTTAACCATTGTCCAATCCAAATGGCTACCACTGACACCACCAAACTGTTGTAATGACTGTAACTGGAAGATTACAGCTACTAATTGGAATGCTGTATTTAAAGAGTTTGCAGGTCTTACATCGGTTTGTCTTGTATTGAAACCATTATTAAGCAAGTCATCCAATGGACTGGTTAAACAGTTAGTCATACCTACAGCGTATGAATCAAGGTCATGAATATAAATCTCATTGTTTTCATGATTTCTTCTTGCTTTTCTACTCATACAGAAGTCAAGTGCATACTGCTTTGTAACAAGTCTACTTGCTTCTCCCATTCGTCCACCAAATGAGTATTCATCAACATTTGCATTTTGGTTCTGTACATCTTCTGCCAAAAGTTTCTTCTTTAAACTCTTAGTCAGTTTACTTTGATTATCACGTACCAATTTATGCATATATCTATAGATGATATAAGATTTTGCAACATCCTGATAATCAGATGACATAAGGCATCTTTCTACATTATCCTGTATATCTTCAACATCTACAGTTGTTTCACTTTCTTCATTATAAACGTTCTTTAAACATGCTATAATATTTTCAACAGCATTTTTCTTGATATCTTCAAAACTACCAGTTTTTGTACTTTCAATATGTTTTCTACAAGAATCAAAAGCACTCTCAATGGCTTTTTCTATTTTTACAAAATGGAATTTTTCTACAGTATTATCTCTTTTACGAACTAACATTATATGTCTTTTAAAAATTTATTTATTTCTTATTAATGATATCATTTTTTTACAACGTCGTATGAATAAATATGATATATTTTATGTTTCGATTAAAAAAATCTGACCATTATCACGCAATATGCAGATAATCAGTCAGATTAATTTTTGAAATTTTTTCAAATCATTTTTTAACCGTTATTTTCAAAAACTCGTTTGGCTATACTATTAGCAAAATCTTGTTTTTTCACTTGTTTATCTTTATCCCATTGAGACAAACTATCAACAACACTGACATTATCACATGAGATTCTACACGTACCATTATTAAACTCAATACCATCAAAAACTTTACCAGCCTTACCTGCTCGGTTCTTAAGAATTGCTATTGTAGCTTTATTGTCTTCAATATCTTCAATAGTTCTTGCGATTGACATAACTACGTGTGCGACCTGAATCTTCTTAAATGAACCACCTGCTTTATCCATTGTAACAAGTTCTGCATTAACAGAATCCTTAGTACCTTGTAGAGGAATCCAGAAAGCCATATCCATTTCACCAGCCATTGCTTCAAATTTTCTCATAGTCTTTCCTTCTTTTTCCCACTCACTTTGAGTATTTGCATCTCCTTTGTGTTCAAGACATTCAAAGTAGTCAACTATAACAAGGTCTGGTCTAAAACCATTGTTGATTTGCTTTTTAATATAACGTTCAATATCCCACGCTGTTTTCTCACCACTTGGGAAACGATTTATCCTTAGATTCTTGATGAGTTCAGGATAATCTTCTTTATAATGTGATAACTGATGTTTTACACTATCAACATAGTCTGGCTTACTTAAATCTTTTGCTTCTATTTCAGTAATACGAGCCAAATGCTTGCGCTGTATCTGCTTAATTCTATCCTCGAATACAATTTGTAGGACCTTCTTGCCATTTGCAGCTGCATGACCAGCAATTGCGGTTGTCATTGAAGTATTATGTGTAACAATGAAGTAATCGGTCAGATAAAGATGAGTTTCTGAATCAACCATGATACATTGTCCATCACAAACAGAATATGGAATTACAGAAGTAATGTATCTTCTACATTCCTCTTTTGACGGATATACTACTTTACTTTGTTCTTCTTCTCTACCAAATATTTCTATATCAGTTGAATATATTTTAACAAGAACTTTATATACGTCATTATCGTCTTTCTCATAAGATGTAATACCACCTAATGAGTTAACTAACAAATCAAAATCATTCAATAACTCTTTGTGACGTGTAGTAAACCATGTTCTACCTTCCTCATCTACATATCCACCTCCGTCCATCATTCCATTCAGCAATGAAATACGTACAGATAGTAAATTGTATAGATACTCATATCTAATTCCTGTTGCTTTAAATTTACCAACATTCTTTAGTACTCTATCTTCTTCATTTGCAAGATATAAACCCATCTCGTAAGGTCTTACTGGTATTTCGTTAGGGTAAAATTCAACAGGTGATGTAAGAGGTATTGAAAAAATAGGTTCATTACCATTATATAAACTCTTTTTCAATATTTCATCTAAAGATAGGACGTTATATTCCCCACCATTTTCACTTACACTCCATAAATGTTCCTTACCACACTCTGTAAAACTTCCATCACTGAATGTAACTTTATAAAATTGCCAATTCTTATGAGGAAATACATTTGTTACCTTATGTGGAAGACCATCTTCTCCTAACACATCATCACCAACCTTTATATCACCCATATGTTTTACACCGTATGGAGTAAACACTTTTGAATGATATGGCTGTACTTTACCGAATGAAGAAGGTCCAATAATAACACCAAGTTCTCCTTTTGCAATACCACCTTCCAAAACTTCATCAATCATATCAATACCAGTAGGTATTGTAACACGATAATCGTCTGAAAGTGTTTCGTTAAGGTTATCAAAAACACCATACCCCATATCAGTAGCGGTACCAAGAGTCATAGCGTTATTGAAAAGTTCATAAATTTCATCGTAATTATCAACTTCTCCATTGCTTGCTAATTTCTCTATTTTACGAGCGGTTATTAGCATTTGTTGTTGACGAAAGAACTTTTGCGCTCTTTCTTGAACGAATTGAGAACCGTCTGAAGGGGTGTTTTTGATTTTATCAACTAAAGCAACATACTCTTCTCTTTGGATATCATTATATGCTTTATCTCTTAAAAGCATCTCCATTATCTCATAAGATGGGTGTATATCGTTTTTATCGTAATACTCTTTTAGAAGTCCAACAAATATCTTTAGATGTGGGTCAGTGAATTTATTCTGTTCGATAATAGGGTTTAATTCACAGAAAAATTCTTTATCTGCCATAAACTCATGTACAAGCTTATATTGATAAGTTTCACCAAGAAATCCTAAAGTAGCATCGTTATTATTATTCATTTCAAATAAAATAATTTATTCATGATGAAAATCATGAATGTTGGTAAAATTCGCCCACGCAGTCTTATCCACGTGGGCGATAAAATTAATACAATGTGTTGAAATAATCCTTTGTCTTCTTCGCATACTTCTTTTCAAGCTTGCGCATTCTCTTATAATTCTCATAACCAATATTGAAATTATAAGTCTTGTACTTACTTGAATCTGAATCATAATAATATTCATCAGAAGTTGAGAAGTTTTCAATAGCTTCTTTAGGAGAAACTTCTCCATGTGTAGAACACTGATTACAGATTGTATTTATGATAGCCATCAAAATGTCCTGCTTATCATAAATCATCTCTTTTAAAGCAGACAATTCTAAAGAAAGACGATTATTATCTTTAAAGAAGTCTTCTTTATCGTATGTAAACACTTGTCCATTCTTATTTGTAATTCTAACCTTCTTATTAGTAAGGTCAACTCTATCCCTAATCATACGTGGATAGCTATAACCATCCCAGATACGTGTAATAACAGGCTTCTTGTTATCACTAATTACAATCTTGAATGTGCATTCCCATGGTTCACTAAGTGGTGCAGTAAATTCTTCAGCGACATCAGATGGATTGTAGTAATAGGTAGTATAAATACTACTCTTATCCTTCAAGTCATCATCAATCATTCTTACGATGTCATCTACTGTTTCCTTAAACTCCACAGTGTTCATTGAACCCTCAATGTAATTAGGGATTTTAAAATTACGCTTACAAATAATAAAATCGTTTACATAGATAGTATAATCAAAACGATACTCCTTGTAATCTTGTTTGTTGTCCATTAATCTTTTTAATTTAAAATGTTTGACAATATATAAAAATAAAAACTAAATATCTACAATATTAACAATTCTTCCTACTTCCTCGTAGAGTTTTACTCCCCACTTTCCGTTACTATTTTTGGTTGATTCTCCCAATCTAAGTTTACCGAGTTTATTGTGAGAAACAATGTTACCAACAGTCTTATTAAATCTATTGGTTTTAGTACCTTTCTTTGTAGAGGATGTATATTCCTTATCATAATCATCAAGTACTAATGTTGATGATAGATACTCTTTAAGTTCTCTTGTTGTAGCGTGATAATTTTCTTTTTTAGCAAGGTATTTTACCACAAACGGAACTAATTTCTTTTCTTTCCACATGACTTTATTTCTTTTGTTAGTGCAAAGATACATGGAAAAAGATTTATAACCAAATTTTCTAAGTACTTTTTTTATAATATTTTTTTTCAGAACTAATTAAACGTTCAAACATACCAAATAATGACCCAAATTTATTCTCATCTAATAATAGATTCATAGAATTTTGTTGAATTATTTTATATACATTAGTAGTTTGTCTACCCTCTGGGTCAATAGGCGCATCTATCGTCTCCTTTAATTCCTTTTCTGCTTCTTCCGTTAATAATGGCTTACTTAAATCAACTATCTTCCAATTTATTTCAAACAACTTATTACCTTGGCATCCATCAGTTATCTGATTAATGATGTTTTCAAGCGATTTAAGCGGTTTTTTCTTCTCATTCTTCCTACTATCCAGAAGTTCTTTGGAACGCTCTATAACGTCATTTAAAGTGCCTCTACGGGTCTTAAACTCTGGGAATAGTTTAAGGAATGATGTTTCACCAAGTCCTTTAACACCTTTTATATTATCAGAAACATCACCGCATAATGTCTTTTCTAATACAATGTTCTCATGTGTGATTCCAAGTTCTTCTACTGAGTTTTTTGTGCTTATTGCTTTTTTCTTTCTTGGATTATAGATGCAAACATCTTCATTTATTAATTGGGTAATATCTTTATCGGCTGATACAACTACAATTTTTTCGTTAGGTTTTCTATTAATACATCTATAAGCAATAATGTCATCACCTTCCACGTTATCAAACATGTATTGTCTTACGAATAATTCGTCTAATATTTCTTGAATTATTCCTCTTTGTCTTTGGAATGATTCGTCTTCTGATTCTCCTCGTACAGTAGCCTGTTTCTTGTTACTATGTTTAAGAATATTTTTGCAATAATTAGAAATATATTTGTCATAATCGGTTTGGTTTTCACCTACCTCATAATTCTTACCTCTATTCGCTTTATATTCAGGATATATATTATATCTTAGTATTCCACTCATATAACCATCCCAACATACAGTACATGTTTCAAAATCACGCATTTGCAATATTTGTCCTAAAATACGTAGGAAGTTGTATACGGCACCATATTCTTCTCCTTTATCATTTAATAATGTTTTATTTACTAACGATATTTTAAGAAGATTATTTCCGTCTACAATTAAAGTATAAATTGGTTTTGTTTGGTCTATATTATTTGCTATCGCAACACTTTTTCTGATTACTTGTTTCATTGTATATATTTTTTTGCAAAGATACATTATTTTTCCTATAAAAACAAATAAGAGTGGAAATATCCACCCTTATCGTACGTAAAATCCTCCAAGAGGTTTTTGTTGTAATACTTTTATCAAGCTATCAGTTAAATTCGATTGTTTTTCTAAAATATTCCAAGGTAACATTTCGTCTAAGCGTTTATTCAACTCTTCAAGCGCATTCTGTTTGTCCTGTTTACCTAATTCTAAAAGCATGTTATAATCCATTTGCATTTCTGCTTCTGGAATTTTTACACTACCTGAATATGTACCACGTATCAAACCTAACGTTATCATTGCTTCAGCAACAAGCAATTGTCTAACAGTTTGCTGAGCTGGATTATTAAGGAACTCATAACGCATTTCGTTTAATGGCACTTGGTCTGGTGTTATTAGAATGTCATCTTTATTTTCTAATCGGCATTCATTGGCAGCATCTTCTCCACCATCACCTATATCGTAATAAGTATACCAACAATAACACTTACTATATCTATTCCATCCCCAAGTATCGTCAGCTGCTAATCCACCAACCATATTTGGTGAACCTGGTGTTGATAAAAGATGTACAAGATGTGTACCATTAGGTCCTGCTGTAACTTTGTAAGCAAGGTCGCCTCTTAAAAGTGAATTTTTATACTTCAAATCCGCAGCCATAAGTGCTGTATCATAAGCAGAACCAACATAGAAACCTGTAATACCCATTCCATTACCCATGTTTCCATATTGTCCATATCCACCACCTATACCAGTATCAAGTGTTCCAAGATTGCCATATAATGCAGCTTTAGTAGTTGATGGTGTGATATATAATACTTTATTAATTTCTCGTCCTGCTGGAATTACATAAACTTGTTTGCCTTGCTCTATTTGAAAAAAATCTTTCTTTAACTCATAACTACCACGTTGCTGTAGACCAACTTCTCGTGAGAACCAATAAGAAAAATCTCTTGACCAGTCCATAGTACGCACAGTTAATGCGTAGGCTACATCGGCAGGGTCTTTCAGCAAAGTTTTATTACCCATCAGATTTAACCATTGTGACTTTATAACCCAGTTTTGTACTTTCTCAGAATAATCACCAATCGCAACTTCAAGTAAGTCGCATAATTGATTATCATCTAATTGTATAGTTCTAACTGGTGCACCTAATTTAGTTCTTACAGTCTTAAATAATTTTTTTACTTCTGGCGTTATTTCCATTATTATATACTTTTGTAGTGAACTACCCCTGAGCTAAATACTCATTGGCTTCGGGCTTCGTAGAGGAATGGCTTTCCAAAAGGTCGGTTCTTACTTCCTCTCCACCCGTGTAATCGACAGTCCCTGCCGATGTTTTAATTATTTTAAACGAAATGCATTGCCAGCAATTCGGTTTGTTTCCTATTCGGGTACAATCTGAACCTGTATGTTCTGTTTATCTTTCCCATATCATTTTAAAATATACTAATTCTTTTGTAAATTTCAATAGTTTTTTGTATATTTTTGTCATTAAAGAAGGCTACCGTTATAAAAACAGGTGAGTCCACTCCCTATCATAATACCTTACATCCTACAAACTAAAGTCTTGTGGATTTTACTGCACATATTATAAATAGTATTTAAATAAAAAAAGGAGCGGTCTCAAACCACTCCTAATTATTTATTCTTCACTAACTTCTTCTTCACTGAAAGTTAAATCTTTATCAGTAATATTTTCATCAGTGCTATCACTATTATTCTTATATTCTTCAAGTTTTTTCAACAAATCCTTTAAATCGGTCTTCTTATAATTATCAAGTTCATCCTCACTAATAATACCATTATGAACGCAACAGAAAGTACTTTCTCTCATAATATTCCATGGGCTTGGAAGCTGATTCTTCGTACTCTTAATTTTAGTGATAATACCGTAATTAACAGTTTCTCCCTTATAAGTACAAGTTAAACGTTTTGTAGCTGCCTTTGCAACACCACCAACATGAAGAATGAGTCGTGCACCATATACGAATGTCTTACCACCCTTAAACTCTATTGATGCAGCACCGCCCATTGAGTTCATTGAATCGTTCCATATCTTATTAACGCAGAACATTGTATTTGTAAATTCACACCCTACACTCTTAGAAGCTGGTATTCGGTTGTTAATAATATTACCAAATGCTTGTGAAATTGCACCTGCATCAAACATATTATTACCGCTCTTACTTGCATAAGACTTGAATGAACCAATTGAACCAATTGAGTCCCAAATGAAGCAAATAGGCATTTGTAGTTTACCTTCGTCTTGTTTGTCAAGCAAGTCATTGATGATATAAGATATATCCTCTAATACAGCCTGTTTGCGTTTTGTCTTTGTTTGCTTACCTGTGGAATAATCATTCATACCACATTTCTCGGCAAGAATAACGCTATTGTAATAAAGGAACAGACCTCTGTAGTCAACGATACCTTCTTTCACTTCTCCAGTATCTTCGTCAACAATTTCTCCGTAAATTTCCTCAAATTCCATACCGCAGTCTTTAGCGTAACTGAAATCAAAGTTATTTTCTGTATCAAAAATTACAGGAAGAATACCCTGCCTCTGACATGCTGCAACAACGCAATTGACCAATGTTGACTTACCAGTATTTGACCATCCGCCTACAATACTTAAATATCCCAAAGGAAGTCCTGGTAACTGTGTAGCTTCTTCAAATGCCTTTGGAAGATATATGAAATCCATTGGCTTTTCAGCACTTGATTCTCGTGATACCTTCACTTCATCGGTAAAACCTGCAATCGCTCTAATATCATTGACTGAAGGTTTTGCAAAACTTTTCTTTTTAATAGCCTGTCTCATTTTCTAAGTTCTTCTTTCTTATTTCTTTTTTCCAACATTTTCTACATAAGGGTTTGTAAATGTCATTACCGCCAACCAAAATTTGATTACCTTCGGTAATAATCTTACCATTCTCATCAAATCTTGCATTGATAGATGCTTTTCCACCGCAATCGCAATACGATTTAACTTCTTCGATTTCGTCGGCTAATTCAAATAGTCTTTTTGAACCATCAAAAGTTCTCGATTCGAAATCAGTTCTTAAACCATAACAATAAACGTTGATATTTAAAAAATCAACAATATCGCTTAATTGGTTCACCTGCTTCTCGGTGAGAAATTGTGCTTCATCTACTAACACCCAAGATAATTCACTGAAATGAGTTTTCATAACATTGTTAATCTCTTTGACTTTTTCATAAAGATTAACATTTACACCTACACTAACACAATCTTTTGATAAACCAGCTCTGGAAACAATTTTATTATCACCATCTCTTGTATCAACACTTGGTTTAATAATTATAGTAGGAATATTCTTCTCTTCTAAGTTATGCGCAAGGGCAAGAAGTCTAAGTGACTTAGAACTGCCCATTGCACCATAATTAAAATATAATTTTGCCATTTACTTATTTTTTAAAATGGTAAATCAACATCGTCATCATTATCATTTGAGAAAATCTCATTAGGCACCTGTGTTGATGGAGTTTCTACTGAACTTCCAGTGTTTGCAGCTTCTGGATTAGCTTCAAACTTACTACTTGTATCTGGAGTTAAGTTATTCTCCAATTCACTCTGTTCACGTACATCATCCTCTTGTACCTTTGCATTCTTGTCAACGTACATTTGTTTCTCCTTGTCGTAAACAGGTACACCACCCTCAACTAAGATTCTCATATACTCGGAACTCTTAGTAGGGAACACCTCTGTCCACTTCTTCTCATCCTTAATCCAACTAAGTCCTTTCTCGAAATCAGTTGTTAATGGACTTGGGAAGCCCTCATCGGCTACTTTATAAGATGTCTTATTGTCCTTTCCACGTGTAATTGTAATGATAAAATCTTCGCCATTATTGAGGTCAAAGATATTATAATCGTTACCTTTCTTCTTTCCTGATTCATTTCTAAGTTTATAGAAATTCATCATATGGTCATAAATACCTTGCTGTTTATTTGAACTATTAAACAACCAGAATTTAACACCATCCTCTTCATGGTCTCTATCAATACATCTAACAACCCATGCTTCCTTTGCTTTATCCATGAAAGCTACTTCTCCAAGTTTCTTCTTTGTAACTTCATCAGTAGCTTCTCTCTGTTGTTCCTGTGCATGACGTGATACCTTACAAATAGGACATTCGCATCCCTTACCGTCTTTTGCATTCTTTTCTGGGCAAGGAATCATCTTCCATCCACTCTTAGAAACTTCTCTATTTACACGGATAGTATGAATCCATACTTTCTTAAATGGAGAACCGCCTTCTGGAGAGAATGGTAGTAATCTGATAGTAAGTGTTTTCTCATTTTCCCCCTCTTCCAAGCGAGCCTGTAAATAATTCTTGGTGTCGAAGGATGAATTTTGATTCTTAGGCTGAGAATCTCTTAATACATCATTGTACTGTTTTTCAACAGCGTCTGAATTAATGTTTACATTAAATTGTGTCATAAAATAAAAAATTAAAATATTAAAAAATTGATTTGTGAGTCTATATACTCACTTAAACTAAATTATCATTGCAAAGGTGAACTACCCCTGAACTAAATGCTCATTGGTTTCGGACTTCTCTGAGGAATGGCTTTCCAAATGGTTGGCTCTTACTTCCTCTCCACCCGTGTAATCGACAGTCCCTGCCGATATATTATTTAAACCGATACGAAGAATATTGATAGCAGCATTCACGTCACGGTCATGGTGGGCATGACAAACTGGGCATTCCCACTCACGAACAGACAAATCCTTAATCTGTTTATTAACATACCCACAGACACTACAAGTCTGAGAAGACGGAAAGTATCGGTCTACCTTCACAACCTTCTTGCCGTTCCATTCTGCCTTGTAGGTAAGCATGGAAATAAAACTACACCAACTTGCATCAGTAATTGACTTGGCAAGGTGATGATTCTTAACCATTCCCTTTACATTCAAATCCTCTATACAGATGGTATCATATCTTCTAACAAGAGATATAGAGCACTTATGTAGAAAATCAGCACGACTATTGGTAATCTTCTCGTGAAGTCTGGCAACTTTGAGTCTTTGGTTTTCAAACCCTCTGCTACCTTTCTTCTTCCGAGAAAGATGCTGCTGTGCTTTAGCAAGTTTACTCTCGTATCTTCTTGTATATCGGTTATTCTTAAATGTTTCTCCCTCAGAAGTGATAAGCAAATCCTTTAAACCCATATCCACACCAATCGACTTGCCAGTATTCTCGAGAGAGGTTATACATTCTTCTTCCGTAAAAACAGAAACGAAATATTTTCCACTTGGTGTCTTTGTGATAGTTACCTTCCCTATTTTACCTTTTATCTCACGGTGTACACGGCACTTAATACCTTCAGTGAACTTGCGTATAAAAAGTCGCCCACCTGCTACAGATGTAGATTGTGGAACAGTAAAACTATTTTTAGAGTGCTTGGATTTAAACTTAGGAAACTTAGCACGCTTCTTAAAGAAGTTAGTATAAGCTGCATCAAGAGAGCGAAGGACAAACTGTAAGGTTTGGGCATTTACCTCCTTCAACCATGCTGTTTCTTCCTGTTTCTTCAATGTGATAAGTTTCTTTGCTTGCTCATAGTAGTTATCACTCTTACCCGTGAGTTTATATTGTTCTTTACGCTGATTGAGAAAGTAATTGTACACAAAGCGAGAACATCCGAAGTGCTTTGCCAGCAATTCGGTTTGTTTCCTGTTCGGGTACAGTCTGAACTTGTATGTTCTGTTTATCTTTCTCATATCTTTTGCAAAGATACAGAGAAAAATATATATAACCAAATAAAATCTCCGCTATTATATAAATATTTTAATTATCTATATTTAGCGGAGATTATGTACTATATTTTTTGACTAAATTCCAAAAATTTTATTGATATCTTGTATATCGTCATCATCTATTTTGTAGAAAGAATCTGCAATTTGAGATGTGTTAGCATTCTTGATATCATCTTGTGTTAAAGTGTATTGTTTTTCATCCGTTTGTTCTCCACCGTCTGTTACGCTATAGTTGTTTCTATTCTGTATTCTTTTCTCTATAGCCTCTTCTGGAGTTTCTGAAAAACCAGGAGAATCAAATTTACGTCTCATATCCAAACGTTCAATCTGTGTTGGATTCCTTTTCTCGAACTCTTTTCTAAGGTTCATGATTTCTTCATTATTTGAATCAATCATTGTTTCCATTTTTTCGAGAGAAGCCATGAGCCTTTCAATCCTATTATCGACTTTTCCTAAATCAATACCAATCTTATTAGTTTTGTGATTCAACTTCTCTTGCGCATCTGTCAAATCGTCGATATCAATTGTATCACCTTCATCATTGCTTTCTTCGTCGTTACCGTCACCAAATGGGTCTTCAGAATCTTCTAAAGAAGGTTCTCCTATTCCGTTCATTCCATCATCGTTCATTCCGTCGTCACCCATAGTGTCGTTTCCCATGCCTCCCATGTCTTGATTATCCATTCCTTGTGGATTCTCTCCACCCATAGGATTATCACCGCCCATAGGTGAATTTGCTTGTTCAGCACCGTTATCCAAGCCGTTGTCATTCTCAGGGTCTACACCTTGGTCAGGCATGTCTTGTTCGTTATCGTCAGCTTCATCAAGTTCTTCTATTGGTGAAATGTATGTTTCATTACACATCCTTAAGAATTGCTTATGTGCTTCCAATAAACCATTTTCTTTCAGATATTTTATATTTGTCATTATTAATCAACCAATAATTCTTTGTTATCTTCGGTAAGGATTGTTTTAGAACTCTCAGTTCTCTCGATAAGTCCTTTATCTTTTCTGATTCTTTTAACGTTCTGTTTCTTATTATCTTCTGTTGAAAGAATCTCCTGTGCCATAGCTACTTTTTCTGCTGTATTCATAACTTCTTTTTTTTCTTCTTTGTTATTAAAAACTATATTATTTTGATTAATATCCATTCTTGATATTCTTCTTGATTGTGATTGCTTTTGTATGAAACGTACCATAAAACTGTAATTTATTACATATAAATAGTTTATGAGTTTAAAAAGACTGTTATATCTTCAATCTTACTAATATTATATAATCTTAATTTTCCAGATGTCATAATCATAAGTTTGTTCTTGAATTTTGACCAATCAATTAAATAATCCTTATGATTTTGAATAGTATTACCATTTTCCTCTTTAATCAATTCATTTAAGGCATTGATTGAAAATAAACATCCGTTCTTTACATGAAGAACAGTAGAATTATATAATTTATTAATAAGCCCTTTATTGCTATAAGACTTAAAAGTTACAAGATATTCATTACTATTCCCTTCAATGATGAATACATAAATTTTGTCAGTATTCATTTTTGTCAGATTCTTAACTTTCTCAATAAACGAAAGTATTTTGTGTTTGTTTACAAAGGTACCGATTAAAACTTCTTTCTTTGATGTCATCTCTTAATCTATATTTTCCATAAGATAAGGCACAGCGTATTTATTTTCATACCCTATCTCTTTAAGAATCTTATGAACTTTTTCGTTATTGTCATAAACAATTTGATTATTTTTATTCATTCTGATTCTTGAAATTATTTTTTCTCTTTTTATACCACAATATTCAAGTAAACTTAACGATATTCCGTAAGTATTATTTTCATATTGAAAATATATCATATTTTTACTAATATAAATATAATTT